CGGAACAACGGTGACCTTCGCGTCTGCTGCAACGCGAACTCATACACAAAGAACCAAGGCATCTTGAGGAAGAAGGATGGGACTCCCTACAACGTAGGTAGAGACGACATCGGTGACTCAAGAAACTCAGAGGTGCTCAAAGACATCAGGGTATCGATGCTTCACGGCGAGTGGCACGAGGAGTGTACACGCTGCAGGCTCGAGGAAGAAGCCGGCATCAAGTCTCGGCGCGAGTATGAGAATGAGATCTGGCCGGATGTTAAGCACGAAGTATTGACAAAGACCGACGACGATGGTACTATCGATACAGACGACATAAACCTAGACTACTTCGACCTTCGCTACGGAAACTTCTGCAACCTCAAGTGCAGGATGTGCGGACCGACCGACTCGCACATGTGGTACGCCGACCACGTAGCGACGACCGGCTACACTGGGTTTACGGACTCACACGGCAGGGTTCAACTGACAAAGAACTCTAAGGGCAAGTGGTCGACGAGCGACTACGACTGGTTTCAGGGATCCAACTTCTATTGGGATCAATTTGAGAAGCACACGAAGAACGCGACTAAATTCTATATCGTGGGCGGTGAGCCGCTTATCATCGAGGAACACATTGAGTCTCTCGAGCGGCTCATCGCCTCCGGTAGGGCGCACGAAGTTGAGATTGAGTACAACACCAACCTGACGAACGTTACCGACAGGATCATCGAGCTCTGGAAGAACTTCAAAGAGATTCGCGTCGGTGCGTCGATCGACGGCTTCGGCAGTGTGTTTGAATACCAAAGGACTCCCGCGAACTGGGACCAAGTGTACAAGAACATGCAAAGACTTGACTCGACGCCGGGACTCAACGTCGTGGCTTGGTTCGCTTACACAGTGACACCTTTCAATATCCTTCACCTTCCTGAGTTTATGAAGTGGAAGCTGACTGAGTCTGGACTGAAGAGCTTCAACTCAGTGAAGCAAGCTCGGAAGATCGTCAGCCATCACATGTGTCACAGACCCAAGCACTACAACGTCAAGTGTCTACCCGATGACTTTAAGCGCGTGGTCGACAAGAAGTTCAATGAATACAAAGACTGGGCCATTCGCAATCAACCTGAGTTCATATCCACGCAGTTCGTCAAGCTGCTCGACGGAGTATCCGGCTTCATGAACGCTGAGAGCTACTACGACGAACACTTCGACAAGTTCGTCGGCCTTACAAAAAAGCTTGACGAACTGCGCGGACAAAACGTTTTAGACATCGTGCCTGAATTCAAGGAGTATTTCAAGTGAAGATCAATAAGCTAAAAGTTCCTATGGAGATGATCCAGGAGATCGAAGCACTGGTGAAGAAGCGAAACCTCGAGTACATCGACGCGGTGATCTACTACTGCGAGAAGAACGACCTCGAGGTCGAGACTATGGCCGAGATAATCAAGCAGAACTCGGCGATCAAGTCAAAGATTCTGATCGAGGCAGAAAACTTAAAGATGGTTAGAAGGACATCGGCAAGACTTCCAGTATGATCATAGAGTGGAAGGGGGGAGCGGGGTACGGTGACATGATATCACCTCTCTGTTACGCTCAGAACATGCATGAGATTACCGGTGAGAAAGTAACTATAATTTTTTTCTGGAACTTTCCTAAAGATGATCTTCCAGAAACTCCAGACAAGAGAGCTCAGTACATATACGACTACATGAAATTAAGTGGTGTTAAGATCAAGCACAGGTATGAGAGGGCCCTTCCCTACTGGCACACTAACTATGACATCAAGATCATGGATCCACAGCAGATCTTGCATAACATATACTTTCCAGAAGTCAAAGTAGATCCAGTAGATACTCTAGTTTGCTCTCCGATTAGAAATCAAAAGAGTCTAGCTGAGATCGGAAAGTCCTTCAAGGATGGACTTGATAAAGAAGAGTGGGAAGAACTAGAGAGAAAGTACAAGATAGTCGACTACAGGACTCCAATAGATGAAGCTTTCAAGAGCTTCGAGAAGTGCAAGTACTTCATCGGCTATCAGGGAAGCTGCGCTTGGATAGCTAGGCTCTTTGGAGTACCGATGACTATACACACTGCAAAGAAGATGTTCGCTTACTGGCAATTTCCATGGTGCGATGGGAGCTTCTGGAGCTTAGATGAGATAAAGAGTGAGAGAGATGAGTACATTAAAGATCTACGTAGGGCACGATGCGAGAGAGCATCTAGCGATCAGAATGAGCAATGACACCTTTTGAAGCATACAAGCTTTACAACGCCATAAGCATGCACTTCACGACCGACTACGACTACTTCAAGTACAATGGAAAAACACGCGCTTTGGAGTCCACATTTGAGAGTCGCAAGGACAAGTACATGTTCTATAAGCTCTCAAAGCACGAGGACCCCCTGACTTTCTTAGTGTCGAACTTCGCGGATGGAAAGAAGCTCTGGGTAGGCGACCTATTCAGCACTGACAAGCAGCTGGCGTACAACGAGTTCCTGAGGCGACAACAATCCTTGACATATCTGTTCGAGTGTGATATAGATAATCTATTGGAAGATTTCGACAAGAACTTTGAAGTGCCGGACGGAGACTACCCGCACCTATTGAAGCTCTTGAATCGCAAGAAGATCAGCAAAGAAACTTTCATCATCATCCAAGACTGCGTACGCTTCTTTGGAAGATGGAACAAGCAGATCACCGATCCGGTCCTATGGCCAAAGATCGCGATGAACTGCAAGAAGCTATTCCCGTTCTTGAATTACGAACGGGATAAATACTGTGGGATCTTGAAGAACAAGTTCTCACACACATCGTATACACCGCAAACATAACGGAGATTAAAATGGCTACATCATTCGACTCACTCAAGCAGAATCGTAAGTCTGCATTCGATAAACTTACGAGCGAGCTCAACAAGCTCAGCACCAACCAGCAAGACTCTTCAGACGACAACTATTGGAAGCCCGAGGTCGACAAGGCCGGCAACGGCTACGCGGTCATCCGCTTTCTCCCGCCTCCGCAGGGAGAGGACGTTCCATTCGTTCGCATCTGGGATCACGGCTTTCAAGGCGACGGTGGTTGGTACATTGAGAAGTCACTGACGACTATCGGCAAGACCGATCCCGTAGGCGAGCTCAACAGCAAGCTTTGGAACTCTGGCGTCGAAGCTGATAAAGAAGTGGCGCGCAAGCAGAAGCGTCGCTTGGCTTATCACTCGAACATCTACGTCGTGAAGGACACGGCGAACCCAGCCAACGAGGGCAAGGTGTTCCTGTATAAGTATGGTAAGAAGATCTTCGATAAGATCAACGAAGCTATGCACCCACAGTTCGAGGGTGAAGTGGCGATCAACCCGTTCGATCTTTGGGAAGGTGCAAACTTCAAGCTGAAGATTCGCAACGTCGAGGGTTATCGCAACTACGATAAGTCTGAGTTCGATGATCCGGCACCGCTGCTCAGCGACGACGATAAGCTCGAAGCTATCTGGAAGTCTGAGCACTCGCTCCAAGAACTCATCGATCCTAAGAACTTCAAGTCTTACGATGAGCTCAAGGCGCGCTTGTCGCGTGCACTCGGCGTGGGTATTGAAGCTGCACGTGCAGCGGCACCCCGCATCGATGAAGACGAAGCCTTCCCAGTCCCGCAGAAAGCTGCGGCCGCACCGAAGGTTGAGTCTGCGGCGCCTTCATGGAACAACTCCATGGATGACGACGACGATGACCTCAGCTTCTTTAAGAAGATGGCTAACGACTAATACGCGTTACGCCTGTTCGAGCTACCGTACAGCCTCTCATCATACGGGCTGGGCGGTCCACTAGGACTACCGACGCCGGAGGAGACTTGGTTCCCTCCGGCGTTTCCGTTTGAAACGCTGTTGTTGACGGTGTCACCTTGATTGATGACTGTAATGTTGCTTGCACCGCTTGATGGACCGGACCCAACTTTTTGAATGTTTCCGCTATCGAGCTTCTGTGAAGCTTCAACATTCTTCTTTAAAGAAAGCTCTCTTTTCTTTCTCGCGGCTTCGGTATCCGCCATAACTTTATCATAGTTGCTTTGAGCTTTGTCTAAATCTAAAGAAGATGTTGCAAACGCAGCAGCTTCCGGACCATACATCATACCTTCGGCAAAGGCCCTGTCGCTCGCTTCTTCGTAGCTTCTGAGTGCTTCTTCCCTCAAGCGCTTCTCTTCATCGGTAAACTTAGCCGATAGAATGTCTTCCTTACGAGCCTGTTCAGCTGAGCTAATGATTCCCGGCATGAGAGGATTGAGCTCATCACGCGCACGACTGATGAATCTTTGTGTGTACTCACCGCTGACTTCACCTATAGATTGAAGGACACCTTTGGCACCAGTCTTTTCAGCCGCGTAGTCTAAACCTTCGCTCGTAGCCATGCCGACGCCGGTACCGATAGCGAAGCCACCTATAGGTGTGGCTACAGGTGTAGATGCAACACCAGCGACGGTACCGACTGCGCCGGCGATACCTTCTTTAAGACCAGAGTAAGTAACGGCTTCACCGCGCGCACGTGCAGCGATGATGTCAAGTTGTTTGAATGCTTCGGAAGCTTCGGCCATAGTGATCTTGCCACTAGCGAGCTGTGATTGTATCTTTGCTTTAGCGTTTTCAACTTCTTCAATCTTTGGATTAGAAGATAGGTCGCTGATGATACCAATAGCCGCACCTAAGAGTGCGCCGCCCTTGATACCGTAACCGGCTTTAGGAGCTACTTTAGGCTCAGGCTTACCAAAGAATCCACCTTCGGCACCCGGTCTAATTCCACCTATATCAGCTGCGCTCGGTGTTATAGTTCCTGGTTTTATTAAACCAAGATCGGCTGCTACTTTGTTTGAAACAAATTTATTTTTATTGTTGAGGTCTTGCCATCTTCCAACTTTTTCATTCCATACGATATTTTGTTCAGGCGCCTGAGGAGTAATCGTTGCAGTCTCAGGAGCAGTTGAAAGCGTAGGTTGAACTCTAGTTTTTCCGCCTACAGTTTCTCTTGTCGCTGGGTTAGGTTCAGTGGTTGGCTTAGCTTCAGGTTCCATAGAAAGCGTCGGTTCAACTTTACCTTTAGCAGCTTTTGCTTCTTCAGCCATTTGTTCAAAAGTAGTCTTTTGACGGGCCGTAGCTTTACCTGAGCTCGCTTTATCAACCTCTTCAGTTTTGACTTTAGAAGAAGCTTTATCAATCTCTTCAGTTTTTACTTTAGAAGAAGCTTTATCAACTTCTTCTGTTTTTACTTTAGAAGAAGCTTTATCTTCTTGAGCGGAGCTTTTGGCTTTAGTATCCGTCAACTTCTTAGCTATCTCAGCTAGAGCAGCGGTTCCTAAAACGTCTCCGATAACGCTCGGTCCTGGACCCTCTCCTTTATCAACAGAAGCGTTTGTAGCCGCACTTTTCTGTTTACTGAAGATGTCTTGTAGCTTATCGTTTAACTTATCGCTGTGAAGTGAGTTTTTTAGAAGAAGATTTTGAAGCAGCTCATTATTTGACTCATAGTACTTACTGCTCGCTGATATAAGGTTATTAAGCAATCCATTAGTTTGCTTAGCGAGCGAGATGAGTTCTTTCTGACCTTCTTTAACGTCTTTGATGTTTTGGTTAGCGACCTTGGAGATCTCGACGCTTTCTTTCTGTGAGTCAGCGCTTTGCTTCGTGATCCTACCTGTAGTCTTGGTAGTCTCAAGTGTTTCCTTCATGGTCCTAGACAGATCGGTCTTAAGATCGTTGAGGGCGTTGATAGCCTGCTTCTGTGCTAAAGGGCTGCCTTCGCGCATGAGCTGCTCAAGGATCTGTTCGTTTGTCTGTTTAGCCATTACTGCGTCTTTTGATTCTGTTCTTCTATGTAGTTGGCCAGCATATCAATGAATAAGTCACGCTCGTAAGGGTACATGTCGTTCCAATCGGTCATACTGTATTTATGGTGCTGCATCATGGAAAACATGGTCTTGTAGTAGACCGGAATACTGCTGTATCCGGTCAAAATATAAAAAAATCTTTGAGCCCCTTCATAGTCACGGTTCGCTTGTCACCGTTAGGCATAGCGACTTCGACTTCGTGCTCAAGTGACGGAAGGGTATCAAAGAACATTCTGATCTGAACCATGATGTCGGCCGGCAGAGAAGAGACGAACTG